GGCCCTGGAAGCACGAAGCTGTCTCGCGCTGGCCATCGAGACGGGGCCAACCAACCGAGGCGTCCCTGACCTCTTCGTTGCCAAGCACGGCAATACCGGCTGGGTGGAACTGAAGATCGTCGCCCCTCATCAGCGGAAAGAACCGCTCACCGCGATCCAGATCAAGCGCCAGGAGCAAATGAAATCCTTTGGTGTTCTGGTGCTGAACGCCCATGATGTCCGAGATGCTCAGGATCGAAACGTCGAATATCGGTTACTCTGGCCGAGAGTGAAGCCAGTCATTACGATCTATGAACTGGCCGAGCAGATCCACGATCTTCTTCTCAAAGAGGCATTCGCATGACCGATCTCTTCATCATTCCCAAAGTCACCGTCAACGCCTGGAAGGCCGCAGGCTTCATCGTGGAACGACCCGACTACCACGCCCTTGCCGCAGCCGGTCATGACCTCGCCGTAGCTGTGGGCGAGCAGCTAGGCGTCACGGGGCCTGATTCCTGGATGGAGCTTCCGATGGCTGCCAAAATGCCCCTCACGGTCTTTGCCCAGCGGATCATTGAGGAACGGCTTTCCATGTCCGAATTCCATGACCTCTACTGCGAGAGCCTCCTGGCACAAGGCTACTGCTATGGCCAGGAAGAAAGCGCGGAGGCCAAGACTTCCCCAGTCCTGGTGAACTACAGGGATCTCCCGGCACCTACTTTGATCCTGGACGCCTGCTTCGAAACGGGGGTTCTCTGGATGTTCCGAGAGCGCTACCCTGTCCTCTTTGACCTGATGCCCGCTCAAAATGATGCTTGGGTCGAATTTCAGCAGTCCAAAGGCAACATTTCCTTGGCACCCAAGGGAAATTAGGCCCATCCTTTAGGTATCTGGCCGTCGCGCCACATCATCCAGGAGGCTCCTTTGGCAGCCACTCCCACGACAGCGACTACTCTCGCTACCTTTCTGAACGCTCGCGGTTATACCTGCACGGCTCAGGACATCGCTCCGACCGTTGGTGGCACCGTAGGCCCCTTCGTGCTGGGCAAGGACCCCGGCAACCGTCAGTTTGGCATTGCGTGGGGCACCGTGGCCCTTCCCATCGTCAAGGCGGGCGTAGACGCCCTGGGCAACGGCGGGATGAACATGGTGAATGCCAACTTCACCGCCACGGAAATCTGCCTGGCGAAGGGCGATGTGAATTGCGTCTATCCTCTCGTGGTCGCCACCCCCGGCGTTCGCGTGGCGACGGATGACATCGGCCTCGCCACCGAGATCCTGAACCTGCTCGACTACGTTCAGCCCCCCATGGTCGGTTAAGTGACCAAGGACAGCAAAGACGCCTTCCTTCAGCCGCCCCTCAAGGTGACTGGAGAAGGCGAAGCTATCCCCGAAGTGAAGCGCGAGTGCAAGCCGTGGGGACGCAGACTGATTGTCGATGGGGTCGAAGTGAACCCCGAAACCATGGAACCGCTCACCAAGACGGAGGATTAAATGGCCGCTGCTCCCGCAAGTGCCGCTGCTGCTCTTGCATTGCTTGTCGCCACCACTGGCAAGATCAAGGCCCGAGGCTTCGACCTCGGGCAAATCGTAGGCGCCACCAATGACGCCTCTTGTCTGATGCTCGCCACCGACAAGAGCGGCGCCGTTCATATCGCCATGTTCATCAGCGCGGCCACCGCTTCTGCTGGGGCAGGCGTCCTGGCCATTGCTCAGAACTTCGAGAGCATGGGCATCAGTTGTCTGCGCTACGTCATCAGCACCACCGAGCTTCAGCTTTTCACCGGCACGGATGCAGCCGGGACGTTCGTTCAGCAGATGATCACTCCCACGGACGTTGAATGGATTGACGCCATGCGGTTCCTTCTTACACTCGATCCCCACGCATAGGAGGTCCGTCATGGACAGCAGCGACAAGAAAGAACTCAGCCAGAAGGGCAAGAAAGGCTTCATCAAGGAAGAGCAAGCTGACATCAAGGAAGCGAAGAAGGGATATCCGGCGAAGCCCAAGGGCGGTCGCAAGGATTCCAGGAAGAAGTAGTCCCTCCAGGCTCGGGCCTGCGCTCTACTTGGGAGCCCGGTTTCGACTGGGCTCTTTCCTTATCTGCTCGTCATCGCCGCACTCTGTTTGCCGCTCGAATGCAGCGAAGTTACATTGGCGGTAAGACCAACGCGAAAGATCGTCGTATCCATATCCGTGTGCGGATAGAGTGTTGGCACAACAGTCGAAAACATAGAGCCTGAATATTGCTGAGTTGTAATTCTTAAAACCATTGTTAACATTTCATCAGGCGTTACACTTGAAAGATTAAGTTTCACAATCTGTCTCGGAAACAATAAAGGATTCAATATTAAATCGTTTCCAACCGCGCCTTGAAGAAATTGGGTATCTTTCACAACTTCAAGATGAGTAATGGGGTCAACGATGATAGCTCTTAAGCAAACACCAGCGCCTTGTGCCGCACCAAGATAAGGCGTTTGCAAATTTGGGTTACCTGCAAGATCAAGAATCGGAGCCGATCCATTAGGAGCTTCGTCACGATAACCACCATGTGTTGGAACAGTCGTCTTTATATCTATTTCCATGACGAAATCTGTCGTTTTCCAGAATACACCGGCCACTCCGCTCCAATCTTTAAAATCTGTTTGTCTGACCAGATACCAAGATTCATTCGTCGGAATTTGAGTGCGTGAGTAAAACACAGACATTAAATCTTGGATCCCTGTGTTGCCGACATTGCTGGGGTCGATAAAAATATTTACGCTACCTGACTGACTACCGTTGTAATCGCTGATATCAAGTAATCCTCCAAATCCGCCCATTGTATTATTAGGCGAGATAGGTGAAAAATAAGTCAGATAAATTGGGTAATGAGAATAGACAGGAAGGCACTCAGCCGTAGCGGGGTAGAAATAGGCACCCATTACTGGTTCCTCGCAGCTTCCGTCATGCCCAAGACGAGCGTGATGTTGTGCGGCAGCACAGCCCCGGTGCTGCCCGAGACTACCACCGCCTGAAGTAGTGTGTCCGCCGTGAAGGTCGCAACCGAAGGCACCGGACTAATAGGCACCAAGACTTCCGTCGCGTCGCTATTGAGGAAATTCCAAACGTAACCAGCGACATCGACCCAGGCGCCCGCGCCGCTGATTTTCTGCTGAAGCTTGATCTGCCCCGCGCTATTCGTCGGGACGCCGCCCATGTTGATATATCCACAGCCAGCCGGAACCGTGGAGCGTGGAGCATCGCACTTGTAGATCGGCTGAGGGTAATTCAGATCCACGGCGAATTCATAGAACCAGTAGCTCGTGCGGCCCACGACCTGATTAGAAGGGCTCCCTGGCGTGAAGGCAAGCACCTTGTTCGGATCGGTGCCTGTCGTGGTGCCGCCCATCTGATCTGTGACTTGCTGAAGCCGACCGGCGATATTCGCGTTAAGCGCCGTGTTCGCCGCGATAGCCGTATCGTCAGAATTGGCCGTATCGGAAAGCGCATTGATCCGATCAATGATGATCGTGTAGTTTGAATTCATCAACGGAGCCAGGGTTTTGGTGCCCGGAACTACTTGAACGATGGCAATGTGAGCGTAGGACATGGCACCCCCTAGCGAAGCAAAAGCTTTTTGTTTTCGATCCCTTGAATCTGCCCGAGCAACTTCAGACTACGCTCTCCCGTGAATTTTTTGGACTGCGCTCCGAGTTTCTTTTCAGCCTCAGCATAGAGCGCCCGAGCAATCTCAGGACTCCGCTCGGCATATTCATCAGCAGCCTTGACAGCCCATTCAGGCGTTGAAAACTTGGCAAGCGCTCTGGCATGCTCAAGCTCAGACTGATTTGAGCGCTTCGCGGCATTCTCAATCTGGCGCTTGGTAAGAACACCTTCTTTCACGGCATCCTGGATCGTGGCGGCATACTCTTTGGTTCCAGGTTCCAACTCGCGGAGCTTGGAGATCAGCGCAAAATTGGCTTTGCTCTGCTCATAGTCTGGCGTCCCTGCGGCCTGAGTATCAGGATGAGCGAGCATCATCTGGAAAGCCGCATTGGGGACATTCTTTCCCATCAGGAACGAAGCCGTCATGTCCTTGGCGCTTCCCTGGCCTTGCAAGGCATTCCGGCCAATGTCCCCGGTAGGCAGAACGCTGGAAAGGGCAGTGTCGCCTAGCTCGGAAAGGCTCGTCGCCGGAGCGCGGCGCCCGGTGGAAACGTCGGTTCCAAAGCCTACCTTGCCTACCAAGTGCTTGAAGAGAGGATTGGGCGTGGCGATAGCAGCAGCGGTCTGGAACTTGTTGGCACGACCTTCCAGGGCCTTCTGAGCGGTATCCCACCAATGGAAGGGACCGCCCATTCGCATCTGGTATTCCTTGCCTTGCTTCTTTTCCTTCTCGGAGAGCAGAGCATCCGAAAGGGTCTGACCGACAATGCCCCCGACAGCCGTTCCCACAGCCGCTGTGTTCGCCAGCTTGCCGAGGCCCTTCAGACTTCCTTGAGCGGCATCTACGCCCGCGCCTTTGATCTCGTGACCCAGGAGCATGGCTGAATTCGTTCGGAAAGTATGGAAGAGGGGCGCGATGAGAGTGCGAGCGAGCGTCCCGCCTGCGGCCTGGAAATCATTCTTGCTCTGCCCCTTGCCCGTCACGAAGCCACTGTAGAGGTAATTCGCAGCCTTCTTGCCATACTCCCGGAAGTCGCGCGGACTGCGGTCAGGGTTCAATTCAAAGAGATTCGTGTCAGTGTGATATCCGACATAGTTTTCATTGGCATATTTCGCAGCCTCAGCAGGCGTCATGCCGCTGGCGATCTTCTGGTAGAAGAGGGTGTTCCGGATCGCATCGTCAACCTGCCAGACTGCTTTCTGATTCACTGCCTTGAAACCATTCTTGATCTGATTCCCTTCCACCTTTCCAAGCGTTCCTGGCTCGTGCCCCAAGGCTTTCTCAAGGCGCTGCGTGGCCGCTTCGTGAGCAGTCATGTTTTCATCCTGGCCAAACACGCGGCCTTCTGACATCTGCTTCACGCCTGCGGCCTTGGCTCGATTCACATATTCTGAATTCGGATTCGAACCCTCACGGTAAGCGTGAGCCAGCGCCTCTGAAGCCTGCTTCCCCGTCAGGCCTTCACCAGCCAACGCTCCAAGGCCATGGGCAAACTGATTCGGGAAATGGATGAAGGGATTCGTCATGAACCCACGCTCAATCCACTGGCGGCTCATCCGATCCAGGCCAGAGAAGAAGTGCGCTTCCTTCGCGCCAGAAGTCCCGAAGTATTCAACAAGCGTATTTGCTACATCCGAGCGAACGTAGGCTTCCTTGCCGCCTGGAGCTAACCGCATCTTCGCTTGATTGCTAATTGGAAGCTCGGAAACAGAACGCCAGTCGCTTTTCTTGGGATCAGTCGGGCGCGAACCTTCCAGGAACATCTTGGGATTTGACTTGAGATTATCCAAAACCTGGCGCCCACGAATGGCATCCCGCGCTGTTTCTCGTGCCTGCGTAGCTGAAGCCACAGCGTTGCGGGAGAATTGAATCCCTTCTTCAGGATGAATCTCAACGTGGGGCGATGCCTGGACGCCAGTCTCGGGATCAATCTCACCGGGCACTTCAACCTGAGAAGTGGCGTGAGTGATTTCATCCTTGGTGGATTCCCTGCGGCTGGTGATATCTGCTTCCTGGATCTTCCCGCTCCGGCCTACGATCTTGAAAGACGTATCACCCGGTTCGCCCTTGTAGATCACAGTCGGACCTACAGGGCCATCCACCGTCTCGTAGAGACGCTTCTTGGCTGAAGGATCTTTCTGAAGGGGCCGCTTGCTCGATCCAGGGATACCCGTCTCAGGAGGCATCGTAGGCTCACCGCCAAAGAACTCTTTGGTCTTCGCCCACAGGCTAGGCTCATCCGGCGCGTTCTTGATGGCAACGCGCCTCGCGTGGAAGATGTCGCCGCCTTCATCCTTGGGCGTTCCGGCTGCATACTCAGGCGCCAGAGCTTGCTGCTGCTCCTGAGCCACCTGAAGCGCTCGCTGAGCATCGGGATGCTCGGGCTCTGAAGCCGCCAGGACACGAAGCGGATCGTCTGGAGCCATGCGATTCTTGGCTTGAATGGTCAACTTATCAGGAGTTTGAATCAGATCCTTGGCTTCAAGTGGAGGTAAGCCTTCCTTGAAGCGATCAGCTTGAGTCTTTGCGTTTTTAAATTGAATCTCGTTGATCTGTCGTTCAGCCTCAAGCGCCCGCTGTTCAGATGTTGAAACGATGTGTCGAGCCTCAATGATCCGATCCGCTTCGGCATGATGCTCAGGGCTGATATCGGCGGTAGCTGCCAAGGGCCCTGAGTCGAAAGCCTCACGGTCAGCTTGACGCTGCTGCTTCACATGAGACATTTCGGCTTCGTGTTCGTGGAGGGTCTTGTAGGCCGTAGGTGACTTGGGAATCGTCTCCACAGGCGCGAGGCCGTAGGCATCTGGCAAGCCCTCAGTGGGAGAAGGCTCAACTCGAATGCCTCGCGTTACGAGGCCCTTGGAAGGCTCGGCTTCAGCCGTGAGGGGCCGGGTGTAGGTCTGAGGCTGGATGAAGGGTGGGGACTCGGGACCGAGGGGATTAAGGGAGCCCAGCCGCTCGCCTACTTGGGCAAGACTCCGGACAGGCTCATGGGAAGCCGCCAGAGGCTCAGGAAGGGGCCTGGACTCCACAGGCGGGGCATTGAGGCTCCCGGGCGCTTGCGGCGTTTCTCGAGGCACCACGCCCATATCCACGGGCGCCGAAGGCTGACCGACAGCCGGTGCCCCGGCAGGAGCCACTAGGCGCTGGCCCAGGGTATGAGCCCCGAGTCCTAGCTGAGTGGCAAAGTCACGGGCGTAGTCCTCCACGCCTGGGGCCGCTGGGATATCTCCGTGAGGCGTAGTCAGGTAGCGCTCAAGCTGATGGCCTCCCTGGGTCATGACAACCGAAGTCGCCCCCAACCCGGCAAGGTTCGCAGGAACCGGGCTCACGCCTGCCCCTTGCAAGGCTCGGGCAATCGGAACGCCAGGGACGCCCGCCATCATCAGTTTGCCGAAGCCATACCCTGAGAGCCCTTCCTTGATCTGCTGGCCGGTCGTCTGCTCGTAAGTCGGATTGTTCAAATCGCCGGTCGCTACAGCGTTGATGCCTGCCTCTATCGGAATGGTTCCAGGAGCCAGTGCGGCCTGAGCCGCAAGAGGCGCCATGCCACCTACAAGCCTCGCGGCTGGGGTTCCCGGTAGGGTCGCCTTGTCCATGCGCTCCTGGAAGCCCTGGACGGCTTGCTGGCGAGCCCCGCGCTCCTTCTCGGAGAGCCCCCACATCTGCTCGGCGTAGGCGTGGCGCTGGCGGAAACGATCCATCTGCTCCGGAGTCGGAACCTTGTCCCCGACTTCCTTGAGCAAATCCCGCATATCGCTCTCAGCCCACTGGGCATTTTCCTTGGCGCGGTTCGGGGAGAGCGCCGTGAAAAGCTTGTGAGCCTTCCCAACCACTGACTTCCCGGCTTCCAGAGCCAATTCAGGACCGCCCTGGAAAAAGGCATAGTTCAGCGGCCCCATCTTCTGAAGCTGAGCTTGCTGAGCGGCCACCGTTTCCTGGCCCTTCTCGGTGGCGTAAGCAGCCAAGCGGCCAGGGATCGCCTTCAGCTTCGTGAGAAGCCCAGCAGCAGATGGGAGACTCGGAGCCACGGAGGGACTCGACTGCTCACCAGGGACAACGGGAGCGAATTCAGAATTGCCTTCTTCATAAGGCGCGGGCTGTTGAGAGGCTTTGTAGGCTGCGAAATCAGGAGGAACAACTGAGGCCGGAGCAGCAATAGGAAATCCTTCCGCGTCCACCTTTGGGGCTTCCGCGATAGGAAATCCTTCAGCATCCAGCTTGAGGGGCATCATTCCACCTTAGTTTTATTCCCTTGAGCATCCTTCACATACCATCCAGGCTGGCCGTTCATCGTGCCATAGGCCGCATTCGGGAAGCGAGGATTCTTCCCAGCATCCGTGAACAAAGTCGAAGGAATCGGTTTTGGAGCAGGAGGCCCAGGTTGAGTGCCTGAGAGGCCGTTCAAAAGCCCTTCAGCCTGAGCGCTAAGCGCCTTGCCTCGCTCATTTTCAGCTTCCGCCTGCGAATGCAACGTCGCCAGTTCATCCATCGCTTTCTGTTTCTCATCAGGCCCCATCGAATAATTCGTGGCCATTTCCTTTTCTTTTTGAGAGATAAGACTCTGAGTTTTGTTGGCGTTCCCGAACGCCGTTGCAGCCGCAGAATGAATGCCCTGAGCCGCGTTGAACGTCTGGAGTTTCTGACCCTGGAAAGTCAGCTTCTCGTGCGCCAACATTCGCATTCGCTGATCGTTCCGGTCCTGAATGACTTTCGACTGGAGCAACGCCGCCGCTCGATCCTTGGTCCGTTGCTCGAATTGAGAGGCCTGCTGGTTCAATCGCTGAAGCTGAATTCTCTGAGCTGCCTTGGCCGCTTCCTGCTTTGCAGCAAGAGCCGCCGCCGTCTCAGCCGCCGTCTGATCAGCTACCTGACCACCAGTATTGAATGGAGTTGCCGTATCGCCACCAGGAACCTGAAGCGTCGAACCTGGATTCTGAGTATCCATGACGCCCCCATAAGGCTGGGCACCGCGCTTGAATAAGTAATCATTCAAGGCGGCGATCTGACCGGGTGCTACTGAAGGGCCAAAATGCAACGCCGCCTGAGTCGCTTGATCAGCGTCCGCTCGCTTGGCCTGGAGCATCTGTCCCACTTGCTGCATGGAAGCGTTGAAGGGACTCGGCTGGCCCATGTAGGTAGATGGCAAGAGATCACTGATGCTACTCGGGCGTTGCTCAGCAGGAATGCTGGGAAAGCGCATGGGATAGATGGTCGGGGAATCCATGACTTCCTCCTAATGATTACTGGTGCTGAAGGACCAATTGGTCGAAGGCGTTGCACCCGGTTGATTTGAATTCCAGCCGCCCGTATAAGGTATCGAAGAACTTGAGCCGCCCCAATTGAAACCGCCCGAATTCGAAGGCTGGGCCGCAAGGTTCCAAAGATTTGGGCTCGTGCCTGACATCGTGCCTGCCGCGCCCTGGCCAAATTTCTTCCAGTCGAAGGTGCTTCCCTGAGAGCCATTCGCCACGCCACCCATGATGCCACTCAAAGCGCTGTTCCATCCCTGAGCAGTCTGACCCTTGTTCGCAGCGTCAATGGCTGCTCCCTGGCGGTTCCACGCATCCATGGAATTGTTGTATCCCTGGCCCGCTTGCATCCCCATCATCATCTGATTCAAGGCAAGCTGTTCCTGGGAAAGCTGGTTTCCATTGATCTGTTGAGCGCCGCCTTGCGCGAGGTTGAACATCTGATATTTCTTTTGCTCATCAGCATTCTGAAGCGAGCGCAGATAGTCATTGGCTGTGATGGCATTCTGGCCACTCGCCACGCCATAATCGAGTCCACGCTGATCAGCGCCATACTGAGAGTTGGAACTGGACGACAGACCACGAGACGCGAGCGCCGTGTTCTCTCCGAGCGTTCGCTGGTTCATGGAATTGTCGAGCGTGTTCTTCAGGTAATCCTGAACCGTTCCCGTCTGCTTCTGAAATTCAAGCTGGCGATTCGGGTCCGTCACGCCAATCTGGCCCAATGGATTGGTGAAATTTCCTGTCGTTCGAGCAGCAGAATTCAGCGTATTCAGCCGATTCTGAAGCTCTTGCTTCATGGCCGGAGGCGTCTTAGGATCGTTGATTTGATCTTTTAGAGTCTGAGCTTGACTTGCTGCTTCAGAAGAAACAGTGCCTCCACCGCCAGTCAATGAAGACATCATCTGCTGATACTTCATCAAAGCGCCTTGATCAGCGCCCGTCATCCTCGGGTCGAGACTGGTATACCCCCCTGTGGAGGGGTTATAAAACATTCCGCTTCCATTCATGCCGTAATAGTTGGTGGGCATAGGCGCAGGTGTATTTTGAGCCTGAGAGCCGCCGCCAAAGAAGCCGCCTAGAAGACCGCCCCCCAATGCGCCCCAAGGGCCAAGAGCAGCGCCAGCCGCCGCACCTGATACCGCTCCACTCCCTGAAAAGCCCATGTCACCCTCCTACAGCAATATTCCCCTTGACTTCAGTGTGAGGCGTTTCCTCAATTTGTGCAGGATCTTTCAAAACCAACTCCAAAGCCGCCGCGTTCAGCCACCGGGTTCCGTTGTGAAAGACATCCCGCATTCCCTTGATCGGACTCGTCTCTACCATCCCAGTAAGAGACTTGAGAAAACGAAGGCCGCGAACGCAGTTCATCGGCACCACCGCATGAACCCGGTGAATACCGTTCGCTTTCAAATCAGCCATGAGATTCTTGCCCATGAAATGAGCTGCCCGACAAATGGCGGGAGTGTCCATTTCCTGATCCGCAGCCAGCGAAGGGAAGGCATAAAGCTGTGCGGTCATCGGTTCAGGGCCAAAGATCATACAGACTTTGAACTGACTCTCGTTCGTTTTTGATTCCACGAAATCCAGCCACACGGCTTTCTCAGCGAGGTCAAAGAAGACGCCAGGGTTCGCCCGCATGAAGCCAGTCACGATATCCAACCGCTCGTGAATGGCCAGAACTTCCTGAGCCGTAGGTTTAATGGATTCGACACAGAGTTTCATAGGAGCCCCTTGGATCTGAGGTCAGGACGGTAGGCTAGAATTTCACAGCTACCGCTGCCGTTCATTTGGAAAGTAAATTGCACGGATCGTCCAATGCCGTAGATGTCCGTTCGCACATGCGCGAAGCTACTGTTCTGCCAAACACCCTCTGTGATCAAAGAAGACGAATCAGAATGGTAATCGCCTTCGATCCAGACATCCGAAAGAATGCATTCCATTTCTGAATCATAAACGCCCATTCCAGGAATGATTGCGGTCATGACTCCTACCACAGCTCTCACTCTTACAAGAGCGAGATTTTGAGACAAAGAAAGAGGAACGCTATAGGTTTGAAGAACATTGGAAGCATACGTGAACAAAACCGCCGTCGTCCAAGTGCTTCCACCATCCAACGAATAATCAACATTGCATTCAGCCGTGCTATTGACTCCCGCGAAATTACGAGACGCCACATTAAATTTTAAAGTCTTTGAAACATAAGTATGGGCAGGAAGCGCAGGGAAAGTTTTAACTGTGAGATTCGCAAAATTCTGATTCGCGGGGTTTGTTGAATAGGCATTCAACTGAGCCCATGTCGTCAAATCGTCAGGCGTCAAAAAATCATAGGCGAGCGTAGGATCAGTCACCGTTCCATTGGAGGCCGAAACCAAAATATCGTTTGCAGAAGGCTTGACCACTTCTGTTAAAATCGAGGGAAGAGGTCCCCACCATTTCACATTCTGATTTTGATCCGTGGCATTCAATCCCCATTCACTTCCAGTTGCCACATAATCGAGATCGTGACTATCCACCAGATCGCCATAATCCCAGGAGGAAGTGATGGAAATTTTAACTCCAGATACCCTGACCCAAAGTTCCATGAAAGGACAGGTCATATTTCGTTCCGGCTCGCCTTTGTCAAACCATGCAGTCGTGTAATGGGCGTCGATTCCGACCCCATTATCATCACCGCCTTGATTCAAGATCATGAGTTTGCCATTCGTCGTTCCGGCGATCAACTGATTGCCACTCGTTCGCGTCACACAGTTGATCGACCAACCATTAAAGCGCGACCATGATTGAACGTCATACTGATAGACGAAACCTTGGTTGGGAACGTCACCTTGAGGAAGCCACCAGATCGCACGGCGATTCACGATGTCGTGATATGCCACGCAATCGCCCCAACCGTCCAATGAAGCCGTGTCGTGCATGAGAGGCGCAATCGAAAAGCCAATCATGTTTTGGATCAACTGCGTTCCGTTGATAAATCGTTTTAAATTCGACGGGCCATAGGGTGAAAGGAAAACGATATCGTCTCCAATCGTCACGCTGGAATCAGGCGATACACAGCCCATCGGCAGAACGTGATTGAGCGTCAAATCCGCAGGACCGGTTCCAAGATAAACCAACGTGCGACCGGCTGAATTTCCCGTCGTCATCACGGCCACAAAGCCATAGGAACCCGTCACGAGACTCACCGTTTCACCATCACCAGGGCGAATATCAATGAATCCCGCATTGTTCGCGGCCACATAATCCCACGGCTCATAAAGCGCGGAATAGAACACCGTGACGGCGTTCCAAGCCCACATGCGATCGGCGCCAAGCTGATTGAGCAGCACGAAGCCTAGCGGGGGCGCCGAGGCCCAGGAGGAGGGGGTCTGATCGACGCCCGTCTGTGTATAGGCAAACGTCCCACTACCTGCTGTCGTGTAGGTGATCGCCCCGCCGCCAAGCGTCGCAGCTAACTGAAACTCGTTCGGTGCTGAACCCACGACAAAGTAGATCGTCCCGGCCACAAAAGGCGCAGGCATCGTGCCAGTCGTCGTGAGTTTAATCTGATTACCATTCACAAGCCCGTGCGCTGTCTTGTTCCATCGAACATCAGGCGGCGTGTTAATTGTCACGCCCACGGGAATCGCAGGCGTCGAGCTGTTGGCTTTCGAGTAGTCGGAATAGGTAACGGCATTACCCGTCAGCCCAATCACCAATGGCTGGTCCTTGCCGTTGCCCATGAAAACATGATCATGAGACTGGCATCCCCGCCAGCGGAAACCAGCCGTGATGGAATTTGCCGCCGTGATATCCGTCAATACGTTGCCAATGAGCCTAAACACTTTCGCATTGCAAAAAATGATGAGTGCTTCACCGGCTGAAGTCGCCAGATCAATGACACCGTCCACAGTGAAAAAAGGAAGCGACGGCACACTATCAACCGCAATCCAACCCTTCCGCATCTTCACGGAACCGATCGTGCTGAGATCACAGTTCAAAATATCAATGCCGCCATTCGGATCTTGATTGATTTCGGACGAGGCAGGGTTCATGCCCCGGAAGTTTTTCATCTTCGCGGGGCCGTTCACTCTGCCTACATAGTCCCTTGTCATCAGAATCCGCCAAGAGGATTGGTTTTATCGAAAGCATTGTCCATGCGCTTGCCCAACCGGAAACCGGATTGCATCCGATGACTGTTCGGAGCCGGATCGTTACGAGCCAGCAGGAGTTGAAGCTGACCTTCATACATGCCCTTGGCTTCCTGCATATCGGTGACGCCATATTCGTTGCTGGCCATCCACCGATACTTAAGGAAGTTCACGACACAGAGTTTGAAAGCGTAGGGAAGAAACGGCGCCTGGTTTTCGTCCAGGATCGGCTGGGCGCTGCAAAAATACTGAAGCTCAAGTGTCGGATAGAGCGCTACGAATTCGGCGCTCGGCTTCGGGTGAAATTTAAAACTGATGAAATCGTGGAGCGTAAAAGCCAAAGGCCTTCCAGATTGCTCCACAGGCGAGCCGTAGGGGGTCAAGGCGACCTGATCAAAGTCATCAGCACTCAAATAGGGGATAAACAGGTTCGCTGCCGTAATACCCTTGCTATAGAGATTCCCAAAGTCGGCAGGCACCGAGTAGAACTGCTGCTCAGCCACCAAGTCAAAAGGAAACGTCCGCAGTCGGAAGCGCCAATTTGCGCGGCTGTAGATATCGTTCACGCAGTCATCGACTGAATTGCCGAGCAAGATGACGAGCGGCTTCGCATTCGCCAAAGTCGTGATCTGAGGCTGCTTCAACTGAGCCAGAGACTCATTCACCAAGGCGAGTTTGGAGGGAATCAAAGCAGGCGGAGCGAGAAGAGGCATTTTAACTCCTAAACGGTGGCGCCTGTGGCGTCCACCCAAGTTGGAGCAGTTGTTTTGAGGAAAACCGGCTTCGCTAGGGTGGAGTCCCATACCATGGCGCCAACGTCGGTAGATGCCAGATTGGTGAAAGCGTTGCGCTGAGTGGTGGTGTAGCTGCCGCCTGTCACGCCTTTCAGTGCTCTGCCGGTCCCATAGCCGCTGACGCCGAAACCGGTGACGCCTCCACCTCCCATCTGTGCCACGTTCGCGGTGGTCGCCGCGCTTCCACCAAAAAGGTTGAGTAGTCCGTTCGTTGGATCGGCAGTCTGAAGTGTGGTCTGGGTGTTGCCTGGGCTGCATGAAAGCACTTGAGCTAAGCTACCTAACTGGTTTCGCAGGCGCAGGCCAAGATTGGGTAGATTGAGGAATCCCTGGTTGAGGCTGGCGATCTTGATGATTCCGATGACCGGGGAGCCGGTAAGACCCGCTAAAGTTTGAGACGTTTGAGTCGTGCAGATGATGTGCGTGGAATCCGTGCGGGTCGTGATAGGCCACGTTCCATTCACGCCAGGTTCGTTCGCGCCCATGATGAAGGCCAGGTCGCCGATCCCGGCATTTGAAGCACTTCCTAGCGTAATGGAAAGCTGGTTCGTCGCTTGAGACGCGCCAGTAATCGTGTTCGCGCTGGCATCGTCGAGCAGGAAGTCGAGACCCTTGTGGTTCAACTCCCAGATGATGTCTGAGGTGCTCCAAGGAGACGTTGTGCCACCAGAACCTGAGCCGTAGATCTGGCCAGAGAACCCGAGCATCATGCCAATTCGCTTGGAGATTGACGCGATATAGAGCCCGATTCCTGTCAGGTAATTGGAAAGACCGGGTGCGATAAAGTTCATGTCGTTGAAAATGGTTCCGTAGCCGACATCGACTCCCGAAACTCCTGTCACCGCATTCGTGTCCAGCGTAACCGTCGTTCCACTCACGCTGATAGCCTTCGCCACCAAAGGACGGCCTGCGGTTCCGGCACCCGCCACGACGATCCCACGGCCTCCATAAATCCCGGTCGCCGAAGCCACCGTAAGAGTCGGAGAACCCGCGCCAACCGAACCGGTCGTATGTCCTGCAATATTCATCGTCTTGCTGGTGTTGGTGATCTGACCATAAAACGGACTTGCATTGAAAGGCGACGTGCTGTCGTATTCAACCCCATGATCGATGATCACAGCTACATCATTGACGTTTCCACCATCATCGACGATAACTCCATTAACCCAAAGTGACGGTAAGATCGACCCGACAGTCTTCAGGAATCTCATACCGAGCCCAGAGTATTGTTGGGTGATATAGGTGTTCATCAACTTGTTGGTCGTGCAACCATCCACTACGACGGAGTCACCCGCGTTGGAAGTAATGGGCCCATCAATCATCTTGTTGTCGGTGCAGTAGCTGGTGGCGGAGGCCTTGAAAAGGACCCCGATGCACCCGGCTACCGCCGTGTTGACGGCGAATCCGTTGACCGAATTCTCAGAGCATGGGTTGGTCGTCCCTGCGACGAAGGCCACGCACCGAGTGGCAAACCGCGCAAATCCGGCATTGTTCATCCGGCAGCGGTAGGCGCCACCAGCGAAGAGAACCCCATACTGACCCGTGGTGTTCCCGTCTAGGGTCACGTTGTCCACGCTCGAATCAGTTACCAGTGCGCTGTCGTTGCCGAACTGAACAACCGGTAGCGCCGTATCGAATGGGCGTAGGAAATTGCCCGTAGGCGTCGTGGCTGTCGTAGACATTCCACCGAATTTAATATGAACCCCGGATTTAGTGATCACAAGATTCATCGCATAGAACGATGAAGGCTCAGGAACATAAAGCGTTCCGCCACTAGCAGGAAGCGCTGCGATAGCAGCAGCGAGAACCGAGGTCGAATCAGTTGCGCCAGTCCCATCCATGCCGGAAACCACCAACATTTGATTCAATCTATTCCCTACCGTCCCGGCTGCATAAGCAAGCGATGATTTGTAACCGATGAGAGCCGCGCCTTTCGCCGGATTAGTCGTATCAGCAAGAAACGGCATAGGGTCAAATCCCGGCGTTCCAGCCGGACCTGTAGCTCCAGTGGCTCCTTGCGGCCCCGTTGCTCCTGTAGGCCCTGTAGGCCCAGGATCACCTTGCTGAGCGCCTACAAAGAATCCGCTGCTCGTCTCGGAGAGATAGTTAGGCCGCGTGATCTGTTCGGAATAGTAACCAGCATCTACCCAGTAGACATACCGGCCCGCAGCATCAGCCTGAAAAGGATTGATCAAAGGAATGAGCCCCGCTGAATCCGCGTAGAGCGTTGCCAGCGGGGCTGTGTCTGAATAGGTTTGCCCCGTGACCACTTTCACAAAGGCTCGTGAAACTACCACACCGTTAAAATCTCGAACGATTTCATCACGCTGATAAAGGGCCACGGAAAACCTCCAAGGTTATTCTTCGCTATCGCCATCCGGGATGGGAAGCTCGCGCTGAGTCGCTTCAAATTTCTTCCACTCAGCTTCGGAAACTTCGCCAAACTGTTCCCAGGTGTAACGGTTAAAACGCTCGCGGATATTTTTAAAACCGCGCTTCTTGCCGGGAACCGGACGCACGATATTCCGATCCACGATTGTTTCTTTTACGTTATCCACAACATAATCAGGAACGATGACTTCGACTTCACAAGCAATCTGAAGTTTCTTGTTCACGGAGTCATCGGCAAAGAACCACGCGGCTCCATGCTGAGAATTGCGATGGATGATGCCTCGGAAATAGCGCATCTTGGGGGGAGCTTGAACGGCGGTGTCGGCCATGTCGGACCTCTTCTGAGCAGCCCGCTCTGGGTGAGTCGGGCAGGTTTGAAAGCGGCCCCTGAACAGAGATTGCTCAGGGGCCGGTAAAGAGACTCCAGAGCTAGGCGGTGACGCCGCACTCCAGGCGCTTCAGCCAAGCGTCATTCAGGATGCCACCCGTTACAGTGGCCCTCCACCCGAGGACGCTGAACTGATTCAGCGGATCGTATTTCGAATTGCTGTCGGCACTGACGTAAATCACCTTGCCGGAGTCCTTACTGAACTTCACGCAGCAATAGGCATCCTGGCCCGTGACTACGGCGCCGTAAACGTCAATCTGACCGCCCGTGGACTTCTCACCCGTGGAAGCCACAGCCGCCCCGGCGCCAGCCCAAATCTTGCCGTGGGTGGACTGAATGAAACGGACGTTCTTCAAAGTGCCATACTCACCCGGCAGCAGATCTGTGAGAGAACCGTATTTGGCGACCGGCGTGAAGCCATCGGAGCCATTGACCACCGTGGGAACGATGGAGTCCAGATCCGCGCAGAGATCCGGATGAGCCACGGCCACGAAGGACGCACGAACGGCGCTCGTCCCGAAGCCATCGCTCGATCCCTTCATAGCCTTCACCACCTTGGCATCAGCCGCAAAGAGATCGCGGCCAATGACGGCGATGGGAAGGGCCTTGGCGATCTTCCCGGCGATCAAAACGCGGCTGGGAGTCGCCGTGTTGTTGGTGGATTCGAGGATGCGGTAGTAGCGCGAGCCGCCGAGAATGGTGTCGCGGTAGTAGTAATCCACGACTTCCGCCATGTTCTCACCCGTGCGAGCCATCAGGTTCTGATCGACGCTCACCTCGTTCACCCAGCCGGAGATATCCGAATACTGGTAGTAAGCGCCAAGCTGAGTGAGGGTGAACACGATATCCGTGACGGTCGGCGTCACGTTATCCGGTGTGGTGCCTTCCACCAGGACACGGCTCGGCGTGGTGGCCGTGTAATCGCCCGCGCCGCCCGTGGGAGGCAGCTTCTCGAAACGGCGGAAGGTAATCGTCTTGCCCGAATTCGCAGGCATATTGATACTCTGCCCATACTTTTCGAAGCAAAGCAGAGGCATGGCGACGGCGAGGCCCGTGCGCCAGATGTAGGTGGCAATTGAAGGAAGTGCGCCAGTGGTGACTGAAGTGGTGCGAGCCATGATGAACCTCTTGGGGAACGGCCTGGCTTACCAGGAACCGTTTTGCTTCCGGAGAATGGCAGCTTGCCGCTTGGCGTAGTCCTCTTCGGACATCGACATCCAATCGACTGGCTGCTCTGAAGTATCAGTTACGCTCGCAGCCACCGGCTCGCTCTGCGTTTCTCCGCCTGCGCGGGAAGCAAGAGCCTGAGTGATGGAAGGAACGGGTGCAGCGCCTCCTTGCGGAGCGGTTGCATTCTGGCTTCGGCGGGCTTTGACCGCATTCCCGGCTTGCACGACAAGAACAGGGTTCAGGAACTGGCCCCGCATCTCGTTAGGCACTCCCAGGGCATCCAAGGTGCGCGTCATCTCGGCGGCGACCTCATCCTGGAAGGCTTGATCTCTCATTTCTGGAACCTGCCCGAGAATCATGTCCCGAGCGGAAGTGGCATTGTCTTTCTGAGTCGCAGCCTGGCGGAAGGTCTTCAGTTCCTCCAAATCAGCCGTGATCCCCAAAGCATCCATGACCACTTGGGCACCCCGCAGCGTATCCTCGTCCAACACGCCCTTGTATTTTTCAGGAATGGGAGGAAGAGGCTTCGGTCCGGGTGCCGGGATTTCAGGATGGGGAATGGCGCGTTCAAGGATCTGAGTCTGGCGAGAGGCTTGCGCTTCCATGTTCCGCAGAATGTCGGCCAAGGATGGCTCGACATGGGGCACAGGAGGCGTCTGAGGCGTTGCGGGGGTCTGGACTACCGGAGCAGGAGCTTCCGGCGTTCCTGGAGGGGTCTGGGGCTCAGGAGCAGGGGTTGAGGCAGGGGCTTCAGGAGCAGGGGGCAAAATAGGTTCAGGGGCGTCGTCTTCCGTGCCACTGGCGGCACCGTTCAAATCCGACTCGTCTTCTTCGCCATTGAAGCCGAGATCCAAATCCATCGGGGTAGGTGTGAATAGCTGGGCCATTGAAGGGCTCCTATGGGTTAAGAGTAATCGTTATTTCAATTCGAGCAAGGAATTAGAGCTGTGTTTCATCATCCTCCCCGTCTGGGTTAAATTCGCTCGGTTTAACCCTTCCGTGACCATCCATACGCCCTGGGATCGCCACTGCAATCGCCAGCATCTTCCGGATTTCGCCATAGGCATAGGCCTCGCCATCAGCCCAGGCCCGCTTGAACGGCCATTGGTGGCCGTCCGCCGGGGTTATCGGCACCGGGACCTTCGCCTGGGCTTCTGCCGCCTCCAACCATGCCAGGACCAGAGGCCAGCCCGGATGGGTTTGGAGTTCCGCCAGGAGACGGCGGACCTCCGGGCCCTGCGGAAACTTGGGGTGAAGTTGCGGGGTTTCCATTGATGCCTCCTTGGGGCTGGGGAGGGAACAGGGAAGGAATGAATTCCCCGAAACCCTTCATCCTGAGAATCATTGCAGCGTAGGCTTGCCAGTTCATGGTTTGCTGCAACGGGGGAATGGCTCCAAACGCCTGGGTTAAGGAAATCAACTCGCCCATCTTCGCTTGGTTCTGCGCCATGTCGAGCATACCGGCAATGAAGACCTGATACTCACCTTGAATCACAGTCTGATCAACCGGCATCACCGAAGGAAGCGCCTGCGGGTCCATCGGATCGACCACACGAATCATCTCTTCCTTGGTCATGAACATCTGAGCCATGAGCAATTCCTGAGTGATCACTTCTTCCAGGAAACTCTGCTCGAAATTCTCAGCGATCAGCCCAAAGCGAGACTGACCGAGGCTCGCTACAATAGTTGCTTCCGTCGCACTCTGATCGCCCTGACTATTGTTAATCAGCGCCCCGATCCCGTCTGAGAACATGCCTTGAAGCATTTTAACTTCATTGAAACCGAGCATCGCTTGGTCAGGAATGACATAGGGCTCAGGCTTCGTGGTCATGTAAGGATAGCAAGCGCCAGGGAATGACACAAATTCACTCGGATCGAAGAGACCGTCAGGCTTGTAGAATGACATAGGATTGATTGCCAAGCCATTGGCCATGATCGACTGGTTCATGCGCGTGTTCACCGCGTCCTGAAGTCCCATATTCCGCTCCAGGACGCCTCCCGCATACGGATCATTCGGCCTCGGGTTCCATGAGTAGATACCCATGGGAATCCGGCTCGTGCTGGTAGGCATTACCTCCAACCGGATGATGTCTTTCTGATTCAGCAGCGTCGCCACGCAGCACGGGATAGTGACTTCGGCTCCGTCCTTGAACTTCACCGGCACATCACCCATGACCTGGATCAATTCATTCATCTGATTCGTGCCGCTCCCCATCGGAAGCATCGCCAGGCCTGACGCTTGATTCAACTCGATCCGGATGGAGTCGCTCGTATCCGGATCGAGGCTAGGTTCCGTGTTCTTCGGAATCGTATAACGGGCGTATCCGAAGTCGTCTTCCTTGCTCAGTTCCTTCAGGTAGGCATCATCACGCCGGAACTTCATGAGGCGAGCCGCGCTCTCATAGGAGCGGTCGGTCTGCACCACCATATCGAAAATATTCACTGACTCGATGGTAGGTCCTTGATAATTCACCACGCGCTTCATGGGCGGAAGCGCCGGAAGCCGTTTGGGTTTCTCGCCCGTGAGCGCGGCCTGAGCCTGCTGCTGCTGATACATCATCTTCATGCGAACGATATCGGGCACCATGCCCGCCTGAGTCGTCCAGTCCATCGCCCACGCGCCTGACCCGCATGTCGCCGCCTGTTTCACGATCTGAAGTGCATTGAGTCTGAACTTGCTTCGGCGATGATAGTATTTTAACAAAGAGGTAATAGCCGCCGCGCCATTCTGCGTCTCCGAAGGGTGCATCGGAATGGCCATGAAGAAGTCTGCGTTTGGCATGGTAAGCCGGATCAACTGGGCCGACACCGTATCCACGCCATTTTCCGAGTCCGGAACGAAGCGCGTTGAGAGATCGTCGCCGCTCACGCCCTCTTCAGGATTCGCACCAAATTTGGACTTCGCGAAGAGGAAGCAGTCTCGCCAGACCGTCGTCTCCATGAGCCGGCGCCGCTGCTTCTCACGCTTCCAAGTGTCCATCAGCCATGCAACCGTGTATTGAAGATCGAGGCCAGGGATTATCATGCCGTTCCTCGCTTTCGCATAGCTGCCATCTTGGCACGATTCGCCTGGTAAGCCTCTTGTTTCTGATGGTGAAGAACATCCCCGCCCAAGGCAATGATGTTTCGCGCCGTTCCGTATTGGAGCATGTCCACGCCATGATCCGACATGCGCTCGTCCCACCGGCTGGGGTCCTGTTCATCCGTCAAAAGGTTTTCAATCTCCCAAATCAGGTATTTGCATTGGTCATGAATCTTCAGCCGCGAACTTCCGTTGGTCACTTTCATCAGTTCCCGCAGGTTGCGGGCCTTGAGATTGCGGCCCTTCACCGACTTCTGGAAGAACAAACCTTTCATCTGGAAAATCTCGCCTACGTTGGTTCCCGTGCCCTCATCCGCCCAGCAGGCAGAGTCCAACCATCGCTCGGATACGTCGTAGGCCTGCCGATGCTCGATGCGGATCAAGTCTTCAGCGACATCCGTCGCATTTCGCCAGGTTCCCTTGCTCCAGTCTTCGGCGTCCCGCGTGGAATACTCGCTGAAAACGTGGAATTCCCCGTTGGAAAGCTCCTGCATCCACCCAAAATGAGAGGGCTTCGCCGTCCCCCAATCCCCCGCATTGATCAAAGATAGGTCCGCAGGCGGTTTGAACGTCTTCACGATATGGATTTTACGGTTAAACTCACTGAAAAAGGCGCCTTCCACGATGTAGAAGTCACCTTCCAGGAGCGCCCGGCGATCCGCTTCAGGCAGGAGCATCAGGTTTCGGACGTAATCCGTGTTTCTAAGCCACGGATTATCCAATACGGTGCTGTGCTGGAACCGGACGCGGCGAGTCACGGTGATAGGGTCGCCTTCTGGCGTCACAGTGTCCACCGTGCGCGTGGTCACGCCCCCATTGACGCCTGTCGTGTCAATAAACCGCTTCCTGAGCCAGTGGTTGCCTGGCCCTTTGGGATTGGCCGTCGAGAAGACGCGCAGCGGGAGCCGCCACAGCTTCCCCGCGATTTCCTTGATAGGCGCCCGGAGACGACTGAAGATCCAATCGTAAAAAACCGGCGTAGCATAACGCTGGATTTCATCCACGAAGATCAGCGCCCACGCACGGCCCGTATACTGGTAGCGATCATCATCACGCTCACAGTAACCACACTCCAGACTCGACCCGCCTGGTAAAATAAATGTCTTGCTGGCCTCGTGCCAAGTCGCTCCGAGGGGCAGGAGCATCTCCTTGCCCAGTGCGATGATCTCCTTGAGTTGCGGAAACGTGCGCCGGATGGCCAGGGCGTCGTATTTGAACCCTCGGGCCTGGAACTCAAAGGCCGGGGCCGCCCACGCCATTATGACGCCTCGGGTCTTGCCCGACCCGGCGCCACCCCCGAGGAAAATTTCATCCTCTTCAAAACCAACGATTTCCTTCTGTTTCTCCGAGAGCCTTCCGAAGAGTTTCGCGGCGGTTTCCACCGGGTCAAGGGCCATCCGAACCACCGTCGCGCTCTGAAAGCGTTCCCAGTAGTCCTTGTCGTCTTGATCGACGTAGGCACTCACATGGCCTCCCGTTGAGCGGAAAGGGGGTCAGGAGCGATTTGAAGGCCTTCGATGACATCTACAGCCGCTTCGGCCTGTTCCGTCATGCTGAGGGCCGGTAGCATCACGGCGTCGATCCATCCTGGCCCGCGCTTGCCTTCCCCGGACGCCGCCTGCCGAAAAAGCTCCATGATCGTCGCCAGACCTGAGGCTTGAGACTGCTTCTCAATCTTGGCCTTACGATCCTGAAGGACAGTATCCCCAGCGAACCGTAAAAGCTGGGAACGATGCTTGATGGCATCTGATGGGGTCATGGACTTTAGGGAATGCGAGACGATTTTTTCCAGGGCCTCGGCAGGTGAGTCGGCTGGATCTGCGATGGGATCTTCGGGGATTTCGTCTGCTTTTAAGTCTTCAAGCCACTCGGTATAGGCTTCCTTCTTGGCTTTAGCTCGCTGCGCTGGCGTCAGAGAATAACCGTCGCGGGTGGTGAAGACCTCACGATACGAGGCTTCGAAGTCCGGAGAAAAGTCCGGGAGGGGCTTCTCTCGCGGCATTATTTCCCCTTCTTGGCCTTCTTCCCGTGGTAATTCGGGCCTCCAGGAGCGGCGCCCTCACGCCGAGCAATGGCGCCGATCACGCCTCCTGGGACGCCTGCATCACGCATCTGAGCGGCGCGGCCACCGTGTCCAAGCTCATTTGACTTGCCCTTGTAGCTTCCAGACTTCTTGATCACAGCCATGGGGCCTCCACGAATGTCTGGAGTGTAAGTCAAAACTACAGCGGGGGGTAGGGGGATTTTAAAGGAAATGCTACGAAAGTCTTCGTATATTGCGTAGGGCCTGGGGTATGCGCGACGGCGGTAAAATTCAAGCACTTCACCCCACCACCAGGCACAGGCGAAAACTACCACCCCAGGGTCTCTTGGCTCATTTTGTGCATGACCCGTTTGTCAAGCATAGATCGCGCCAATTCATTCGTCAGCCGAATCGAGCTTGGCGATAAGCAACGATAATGCCAAAACTCTTGTCTAGCGAATAACGTGCCAAGTTGCTTGATGCAATGCTCGTGCCAAGTCTTGCCATGCAATCGTCATGCCATTCATGCTTATTAGCGTTCGTCCCTCGCCTCGTGCCTAGCGCCCCGCATACTGCTATACAGCACGGTATATCAACATTCAGGGGCTTGCAGACCATATCATGCACTCATTATGGTTTGTAAATCCCATGAAAGCTTAGACCTTTCATCCCTTTCATATACTTATTCTTTACGGATACATTAGGGAAAATAATAATGTTGTATAATACAAGATAGAGAGAAAAAATAAAATATAGGAAAAGTTAGAAAGTCGGCCTTTCAGGGGTGAAAGGGGTGAAAGGCCTGAAAGGCTACCTCACAGCTTGATGTATGCTTTTAACTTTCTTTCACCCATTGATCCTTAGTCTTTCAGCCCCTTTCACACACTCTCAGCTTAAAATCACTTTTCATCCAAACCCTCAAAAGCCGCGCTCCGTCACTTCATGCCGTAATGCGTCACGAGTTATTAAGTCTCAGTGCCCTTTTAACTTATTTTTTCATTTGTCATATTTCCAGCGTTGCACAACGCCGCGTTGCGTCACTGCCCCATTGCGTCACCATTGATTACATTAGACTTGCGACATGGCACACTTGGTGCATGATTTTAAATCAGGAGGCATCCCATGTTAACCTATCAACAGCTCGAAACAATCGCCAAGATCCTTGGCTGGACGGTGGAAGAAGTAGAAAATAGTCTGGCTGAATTGAATGATGGATTCATGCTGCCAGACGTGCAAAGCTTCATGGCTGGTGAATTCCAGAATGAAGATGATGAAGATAACGAGGCGGGCTATTTCTCGCGTCTCTCAGCACCAGGCTATATGGATTGCACTGATTGGAGCGGGCCGTATGAGACGGAAGAGGAAGCGGTCGCGGAAATGCTTAGTATGTATGCGGATTAAAGTTAACGTTTAAAATCTATGTCCACCTTTCCAGTCTCAATACGCTTCCGAAAATCTCAACTAGCATCTTTTTTATGGCCAAGGTCGCAGTAAATTATCGACTTTTTTCCAGAACCTCGAAGCGCTTGTGAACTACAACATTTTTCCCCGGAGCCACCCATGCGTTTTTCAAACTCTCACTTTCCCGAATCCGACCCACAATATAGTCACTTTGGCCCCCGTCACGACCTCACCGCCCTAACTTATAGTGATGCAACCGTGCTGTTTTATCAGCTTTTGACCCTCAATCCAGCCTGTCGGATGACCATCGCCGAGGTTCACGAGGCCTCAATCGGCCTCTGCAACGTCCGGCCTATCGCCCAGGATGCGTCCTGGCAGGCCTACACTGGGGCGAAAGCTCCCTGTCTGAAGGAGGTCTAGATGCTAGTTTCTCGTGATCCTTTCGCAAGAGAAGAGATTCATCGCTCATTGGTTCGCACCAACGGGGTATGCGATTGGTGCGGACAGAGACGAAAGACTGAAAAGCTCTGGCAATACCAGATTGGGCCTGATTCGATCAACGGTCGGTCGAATGTCTTGAAGGGGCTTTTCTGTTCCGCGTCCTGTTTCCGAAATTTTCACTCTTGATAGGATTGATATGCCTGAACCCTTCTGGGACAAATTCTTCAAACGCTCCATTCTCCTGCTCTTGGGAGTCGCCTGGCTCGTCCTGCTCCGCTCCTGCTTTTAACCCGCTGATCCGTGATCAGCCTCAAGGAGGTATGAAATGTCAGAACCCCTCAACGATCTTTTAATCCGCCTGGGTGCTTGTGACGAGGCCAAGGTATGGGCCGCAACCCAGCCCGATCTTGCCACTGCCTGGCGGAACTGTCGCCGAGCAGATTGGATGCTCTGGCTCCTGGATACGATGAAATACGATGATCCCCAAAATTATCGTCTCATCGCATGTGCTTTTGTCCGGGAAACCCCTTTGGCCAATGGCCAGAAGGTCTGGGATCTCCTGACCGATCCTCGGAGTCGCAATGCTGTGGAGGTAGCTGAGCGTTTTGCCATCGGTAATGCTACCGAACAAGATTTAATTGCCGCCAGTGACGCCGCCTGGGCCGCCGCCAGTGACGCCGCCAGTGACGCCGCCAGTGACGCCGCCTGGGCCGCCGCCAGGGCCGCCAGAGCCGTCGCCAGGGCCGCCAGTGACGCCGCCTGGGCCGCCGCCAGGGCCGCCAGTGACGCCTGGGCCGCCTGGGCCGCCGCCAGTGACGTCCACTCCGATATCATTCATCAGTTTTTGCCTGAATGTCCCGAGATTCAGGAGCCGTCATGATTACCGGATTTTCAGTCAACCGCGGAATGCCGCAAGTCGATGGAAAAACGTTCCTCGATTTTGATTCAGAAATCATAGACATCGGCCTAGAGCTAGCACTAGAAGACTACTTTCGCTTTGCCCCCGCGCCGGGCGCTGGAAGGGTCACGGTGACGCGCCAGACCCTCACGCCTCATGAGCTAGTCCAGCTATGCGCCCTGAGCCTCCTGGATGACCCCCTAGGCTATACACCCATGATCGTCATGGCTGGGGAAGATCAAGGCCGAATGCTGCTTGAGGGTAGCTGGGATGTGGAACCCTCCGAGGATGTCCTTGAGGGTAGCTGGGATGTGGAGCCTTCTGAGGATGTCCTTGAGGGCCGCCCGGACATGGGAAGCATTGAAGATCATTACCGCGACAATGGAACCCGTTAGGCCGTGCTGATGCACCATCCGGCAGACTCGCAGGCCTTGTAGCAAGCCGAATTATGTAACCTCAAGACTTAAAACCGTTCTTTCTGACAATCAATCTCAAAAAGGAGGTGTCCCATGAAGTAGACCGTGACTCTTGAACTCAGCCGATTTTAAAACCTCGGCTGACTCCAGGAATCATCCTGGCATCACCGTAGAGGTAGAACCATGTCTTCATCCCTCACAAGAATCTGGCAGCGGAGGATCCTAGCCTACGATGCCGGGACGCCAATCGAAAAATCAAAGATCGGAGCGTTCAGGAAACTGGTTTGTAGGCCCGGTTTTCTTCCGTCGCTTCCCGATGAGTTAAAAGCCCGCGTGGTGGGGCTGTGGGACGACCGTGGAAATTCTCGGTTTGCCTGGCAGATCACACCCGAGCAGACCGAGCAAGGCCTCAACTGGCTCAAGCTCCCCAAGATCAAAAAGCAATTGACCGCAGGCCAGCAGGCTATCCTGGATGACTTTTCACACTTTCTTTTCGTGGATGTCCAGGATGATTCCACCACCTATCGAACGGACTCGGCACCCGTTTATCGTGTCTGCTCTGTTTCCGGCCCGTGGTTTGATTACGTGCCCAAGCCCTGGCAGTCCCAAGGATGTCCGTTTGAAGTGATCGGAGGTGAGTATGTATAAAATCCAAAGGATCTTCTATCGCTCCGGATGTCGCCGGACAATCAAGACGGTAGCAACCGTGGAAGAGGCTCAAGCCCATTGTTCCGATCCTGAGACCTCATCCTCTACTTGCAAGGGCCGAAGGAACCGGGAGCGCACTTATCGCTGCGGGCCTTGGTTCGATTGCTACACCGAATGCAGGAAGTGACCCCATGCGCCACTTTGATGTTGCCTGCTACAACAAAATCTCAGGCCGAATTGCCTGGAGCATGACCCAAGAGGCCTACACAGCCGCTCAGGCCGTCGCCAAGGCCTGCCTTCCCGTCGAGCAGCGCCCTGAGTTTGTCTCAGACTACCTGGACGCAAACCAGGATGAGCTTACCGTGGATCATCCGGCGGTAGACATGAGCGACGGGTTCACGGTAAGAGCGGAGGTGATTCCATGAGATGGTGCCCGTCCTGTAAAGCAACCCATCGGGACCCGGTGGATAAATGCGAATTCTGCGGCTACACGCCTGAGCGGCAAGCCACGCTCATCCCAGCTAGGCCGCGAGTGGTGCTCACGGCTAATCCCTCGGGGCCCGACGTGTGGAAAGATTGGATGTGGAATTTTGCCCTCACTCCCAGGGACCGCGAGTTTCTTCATCAGACGGGGATTCAGCCATGACCCTCCCCCGTCATGCCTCCCGAGGCACTCGCTTTGCCGCCGATTGCCTCCTGGTGGCCTTTGTGGCACTCGTTTTGCTATTGGTGGCTCTCTACTACCCCAAGGCCCCCGAGCGTCCTAGATGGCCTCCAGACAGTCAGCGCGAGCCCCTTTTAAAATCTCACCGATGACCCATACTTAGGGTCTGAGTTTATTCCGGGAGCCGGAAGCATCAAACCACGAGGGACGCAGCCCCGCGTCTTTTGTCCATCTGGAGGAACCATGAAACTCGTGAAACTCATCCAATGCCTCGCTGACCACCTTGGAGAACAGGGTGACATCGAGGTGGAAATCCAAGATAAAGACACGACTTGCGATGATCGAATTAGCGTTGTCGCTGAAGAAACAGAAACCGGGAATGTGTTGAAAATCCGTTCCTGGCCTTACTGATCTTGTCCATCTGGAGGAACCATGCACTTCGATCTTTGCCCAAAACATGCTGGACCTGGAGAGAGCGGGTGCCCCTTTTGTGCGATGGATTCCCTTGAAGCCAGCGTCGAGGAACTGGAACACCTCCAAGCGAACCTATCCAACATTCTGACCTGCACCGCAACCGCTCTACACGGTGAACCACACCCCAAAGGCGGTTTATGGTCCTGGCACGATCTCCCAGAACGGGCAGAACGACTGATCCACGATGAACAGGAACGGTGCATCCACGCTTTCCTGAACTGGTGCGGCCAGCATCCCTCGCCAACCATCAACATGGCGCCCTACCTCATCGAGCAGGGCATCCGTGCCGCCCTTCAACCCAAGTAGCACCTGTCCATCTGCACGACCCATCCATAGGAGCCCAGCATGGGACTCGACATCACCCCTTACCGAAACTTGGTCCTTGCAAACGGGAACGAGGCTTTCGATGAAACCGGAGAACTAAAATACGATGAAGGCTGGCACCAGATGTTCGTCAACCCGGACTTCCCTTCCCAGGCGGACAAGATCGAGGACCACAAAGCCTATCGTGGCGAAGCCGGGGAAGGCTTTCGGGCTGGGTCGTATGGTGGCTACAACCGCTGGCGCGATCAGTTGGCATCTCTGGCGGGCTACCACAGCGCTGATGAAGTTTGGTCGGAGCCCAAGCCTGGACCGTTTGTGGAACTGATCAACTTCTCCGATTGCGAGGGCACGATTGGTCCCGACACCAGCAAGAAGTTGGCGAAGGACTTTGCCGACTTCCAAGAGAAGGCTGACGCGCTGGGTGATGCGTATTTCTCCGATCGATACAAGGAATGGAGAGCCGCCTTTGAATTCGCCTCGGATAACGGGGCGGTCTGTTTCTACTGATCTAATCCTGTCCAAGATCGGAGCCCCGATGGAACTGTCTGAACGCCACCTCGACATGCTCCGGCACATGCTGGGCATCAATGACCGTTTCTGGAAGCGCCAGCCCGAGCCCTACCGGAACTATGCCGCGATGAACCCCGGCGACACCCGCATGGTCGAATTGGAGGCCCTGGGCCTGGTGGAGTGCTACCGCCGGGCCAGCGACAAGACCGAGTTTGACTGGTTCCAATGCACCCCCAAGGGTGAAGCGGCGGCCAAGGCCAGCTTCTTGGAGAAGCGATTCCCGAAGGCCAAGCGGGTTTATCACCGCTACCTCGATCTGTCGGACTGCCTGCCCGATCTGACCTTCCGCGATTTTCTCACCAACCCTGATTACAAGGGCATTCGGGCGGAAGCCTGAGCATGTCCATCTGCACGACCCTCGAAAGGCTTGCTCATGCGAACCCGTCACCTTGACCACGATGAACTCAAAAATTACAGTCCTGCCCCGTGGCAACTTTCCGCGATGGAGGCGAACCCCGGCTACGTTTCGTGGGGTGTTGGCGAGGACTACATGCCCAGCCCCAGGGAGGATGGGGGATGGTCGTCCTCCCAGTCCCACACCACTTGGGGCGACTTCGGTCCCTGGGGGCTGGACGCCCTGAACGAATGCGCGAACTTCTACTTCTTCTTGGAGCGCGACTCCAAGGACTGCGAAGCCTGCCACGGCTCGGGGCTCAATCCTGAAACCGAGCAGATTGCCAATTCGTTCTACGATCATCAGAGCCCCACCGGGAAGGGCTGGCACGACCAGATCATCCAGGATGAGGTTCAAGCCCTCCTGGATTCTGGGAGGCTTCACGACCTCGCTAAGACCTTCATCCCTGGCAAGGGATGGCAGCCCCGCGAAGATGGTCATATCCCCAGCGCCGATGAAGTCAACGCTTGGCAGCGTGGGCGCGGCATGGGACACGACTGTATCAACCGTTGGATTCTCATCGAAGCCAGAGCAAAGCGCCTGGGCGTCTACGGGCATTGCCCCCACTGTGACCAGGGCACCGTCTACACGAGCGACCAGACGAAGCTGGGCTTGATGATCTGGATGCTGCATCCCCGCAAAGGTTGCAGCCGGGGCGTCGAAGTCCTGGAGATCACCGAATCCGAACTACCCATGGTCTATGCGTGGCTCCGTGAAGCCGCTGACCGTAACGCGAAACGATTCACCATCCTCGCTTAGGCGCATATGTCCAGTAGCATCCAGCAATGTAACTGATGCTCCGAATTCAAGAATCAATTCCCCAAATGATTTCAGCCCCGAAACTCAAACCGAGAATCGGGGCTGAACTTTTTCTCAGGACGCGAAATTAAAATCAAAACTACTTGGCGGCAACGCCTTGCGTCTTTTCATAAGTGCGAAGGGCGCCCATCCCCAAAAGCCCCATCAGAAGAGGCAGCATTTGGGTGAGATCGGCGGGAGCAATTCCGATGGGATGTTTGAAAGCAGCTGCCAGGAAATTGGCAACCGGCAATCCGATCCAGTTCCAAGCGCAAGCCGATCCGCAGACCCACCCCACAAAAGGACGCCAGCCGGAAACAAAGAGGGTCGGGTTTGCAGCCTCGATCTTGTTGATATCCATCTGGCCCTGGTTCATGGCCATCTGGTTTTGCATAGTGGTGAGAATCAGACTCATCTGAGCCTTTTCCTGCTCCGTCTTGTCCGGGAAGAACCGCCCCACTAGATCCTTGGCCAGATCCGCAATGGCTCCGATTCCGAGCGCATCAAGTCCCATACTGCCTCCTTAGCGTCTCCGCTGTGATTGAAGAAGATCGTCCATTTTCTTTTCCATCCGAATGCGCCAAGCCTCAGCCCGTTCATTCTCTCGCTGGGTATCGGTATCCTGCTTGGCATTGGCGTCGTGTTCTTGTTTGATCCCCTGCTCGACGATGGTCATTCGGCGTTCCTGTCCGAGCGCCCAGACAAAAAACCCAGCCGTTGAGCCGAGTAACGAGAGCGCTAGGGTGCAGAAAGCAGCGATCATGCCAAGACGATAGAGGCCTCGTTCCTCTTTGGCCTGAGCCATTTTTGCTATGCCATTGGCGGAGCGATAGGTAGGGCTGGGTCCTGACATGGGTAAGGCCTGTTCAAGGGACGTGCTCATGATTGGGCTGTATCCGCAGGCGAACCCGCTTTGAAAGGCGTGTAAACCCATTTCCCGTCCACCAGGGAGCCAATGAGCACCATCCTGCGAGGCGTGGCGCCGAGCGCAGCACAGGAGATGTGAATCCAGGCCCCGCATTCAAAGATCAATTGGTCGAAAGGAAGATCACTGAGGCGAATCTTGGCAAGCGCAACCTTCAGATCCCAGCCCACGGGAATAACGTCAGCAGCCTGCCCGAGCATATGCTGGGAGGTCTTGGCGCCCTTCACCAGGGTATTGACTGCCAGACATCGGAATGCCGAGTCAATGTGGAGCGGGGCATTCAGAAACGTTCGCAGCGGTTCCAGGATGGTCTCACAGAGCCTTGTGAGTTCCGTCACAGCCTCGGGAGGCGGGGTATTGTCGATGCCATGCCGTGCAGCCGTTGAACTGAGACTCAGTTCCTCCAGGCTGAAGTGTGGCGAAAGCTGCATAAGTCACCCGTCTGCATGATCAAGTCATTTAAAACCGTTGTCAAGAGCCAGTTAAAAATACCGCCGAGCGGTGGTTTTTCCGCGCTGAACGGTTCGGGGACGCAAAATGAATGCCAAGCCTCACGGCGTGAGGGAAGCAGAAAAGTTAAAATCTTCCCTTGCTTGTGGGAGTGGCTGGCCGTAGGCTGGTGGTCCTTGGAGCCTCCAATGACTGAAAAGAAGCCCCGCGCCCCGCGCAAGCGAAAGAAGTGTCTCAAATGCCACAAGCGGAAGGACTACTCGGCCTTCTACGGTCATCCCCGCACCAAAGATAACCTTCAGGTATGGTGTAAGGAGTGCCAGGTCGAAGGGAACCGACATCGGCGGGAGGCAAAAAAGAAGGTGCCTGCATGATGCGGTTCACAACGATTCCGCGATCATCCAAGCCCGAGGCCTTCGTCGCGCATGAAGTGGCCAACTGGCGGGAGTTCGTCGACTTTCTCATTGACCCCGAGAACAATCGCTACTGTTCCAAGCCGGTCAATTCGACCGCCGATGCTCGCAAGGATCAAGCCCCAGGCTTCATCGGTGCTTACCTCAACCCAGACGCCCCGGCGGCGAATGGCGAGGCGGTTTTAAAAGTCAGATGCCTGCATGTGGATCTGGACTTCTACGAAGAAGTAGCAACCTTCGTGCCAAATGAGGATGAGCACAAGCCCGGTCATATTGTAAAAGCCAAGATTCGGGTCAATACCTCTGTGACGAAGATCACTCAAATCCGGGACATCTTCCAGCAGGCCGGGATTCTCGCGGCGCTTTACGAGACGCTCAGCAGCACTCCGGAGAACCTCCGTGCGCGGGCGCTGGTGCCCCTGGATCGTGAGATCGACCCGCAAGACGCCCCCAAGGCTTTCACGGAGTTGGTGACGTTTCTGGAGCCTCTGGCGCAGGCCATCGACATCGGGGTAGGCCTGCGGGTGGGGGGCCACGTTTACATGCCCATGGGGGCGCCGGTCCTGGAGACAGTCAATTGTGTCCCCTTCGCACCTGACTTGAACATGGAGGCGATGCCTTCGCGTGAGGCGACGGGAATCAAGGAAGCCCGGAAGCTCCTGAAGAAAGACCGGAAACGGTTAGGCATCAATTCTGACTTTGATTCCGGTGATCTGGAGGACTGGTATCAGCGCTTCATGATTGATTTTAAAACCCTCGATCTTCGAGCCGCGTTGGCTGAGATTGGCTGCAAGATTGGCAAGCCTCGGAAGCAACCGGACGGTGTGGTGAAATACCCATGCACCTGTCCGCTGGCTGAAGAACACACTCACGGTAAATCGCACAAAGATGAAGCGGTGATCTATGAGAATGGCGATGGCGCTTGGCCGGTGTTCCAGTGTCAGCATTCTCATAAGATCACCCTCAAGGAACTGATCCTCGGCACCATGGACGGCGCCGATCCGGTTCTGACTCAGGAGATTCTGAGCAAATATGCCGCCGCGTGGACGCCTCAGATGCCCCAGGCAGCAGTGGAACGGGCTCAGAAGATCCGCACCATTCAGCAGGAGTCTGAGAATGGCCTGGGGCCTTGGGTGCCCTGGCAGATGATCCGGCGCGATGACACGTTGCCTGATTCCGTGGTGACAGATAATAAGAAGACGGGCGGCATCATCATCAAGTTTCCTGCCACGGCGGCGAACCTCTGGTATATCGTCCAGCACGACGAACGCTTCCAGAATCTCTGGTTCTGCGAAATGCGGGGCATTACATTCCTGGATGACAAGCCATTTACGGATGAAATGATCGGGCGTGTCCTCATTCAGCTTTCCGCCGACTATCAGTTCAGCACCAAGCCAGACGACACGAAACTCTACCGGATGATCTGCACGGCGTCCCTATTGAACAAGCGCTACCTGCCGACTGAATACCTGGAGAGCCTGCCGAGTCCCCAGCGAAATGACATCGAGTTTGAGCGCGTGGTGATCGAGCATCTAGGCGTTGAGGCATCGACTGTTAAAACGGCGGCGCTTTATCTCAAGCATTTTGCCGTAGGCACCGTGGCTCGGGCTCTTACTCCTCGCACTGAGTTTGATGACACAGCCAAGATGGACGATATGATGATCTGGCTTGCCGAGCAGGGCTCCCAGAAGTCAACCCTCATTCGTTCCATGGTGCCTAGCTCCTGGATGAGCGTGGAAATCAGTCCCCCGGCAACTGGACGGTATGACACCGTGTCATTCGTGGCGATGATTCAACGGGGCTGGATCAACGAAATCCCGGAAGTTGAACGGGCTTTCAAACGCTTCACGGAATTCAAGGCGTTCCTCTCTACTCGGTCTGATGTCGTTCAGTTAAAATACCTCAACGGTTCGGTGGCGTTTCCCCGGCGTTGTTCGTTCATCGGCACGGATAACGGAGACGCCATCCTGGAAGACCCCACAGGCAACCGGCGCATGTTCATCATCCGGTGTGCGACCTCGACCAACTTCATCATCAAGCCATTCACGGCAGAGCAAAGGAATGCCTTCTGGAGTGCCGCTGTGGCGGCTTGGAAGGCCGGGGATAACTGGTGGCTCACCAAGGCTGAAGAGAAGAAGAAAGACCTTATCGACGCCACCAGCAATCATAAGCTAGGCGGCGATTCCCTGGTGCATTGGGTGGCGAAGCGGTTGCTTACGGGTAAAGCGGAATGGAACGTGCCCTTCGCCTACATGGAACTGTTGGAAGAGATCAAGGGCCGGTTTGTCGGTGACTCAGGTGTGACGATCAGCGACTACAGCGTCGGCAATTGCCTCAAGTTTCTCGGCGTGATTTCCAAACGGAGTGTGGTCTGGGACGGCAAGAAAACGATCAGCGGCCCGATGCAGAAGTTTGTGACCTATAAGACTTGGGAGATTGCCAGGGGGTTAGGGATTGTCGGGCCGGAGGAAGGGCCGCAGTCTCAGGACGAGTTTCAATTGTCGATGGAGAAAAAGGTATGAAGTGCAAAACGCCGAACGAAGTTTTGTTAGCAGACGCTCTCATTGCGTTGATGACAGCACAGCCCCTAACTTCTCGATGCAGTGATTTTCACCACGTAAAGAAGGATCGACATGAGCACAATGAGGATTGTCCTTGCTTAAAGCGTTGGGAGGGAGCGCAAGTAAGAGCTTTTCGTGTTCTCAGTCAGAAAAGTTAAAACTTCCCCTTGACAGGTTTCCGACTTCGACTCTACACTTCTCTCACGCCACACTTCCGGGGCGTCCTATTTGAAGGCGGACAATATGGCAAATGTAACTCAGAATAAAAAGTTTTCGGAGATGTTGCTTCCGCAATATCCGCTTGATGAAGCAATCGAATGGATTAAAAGTAATTTAGAGCCCGAAGATGTGTTTGGCTTTGACAGACTCAATGCTTGGGCTTCTGCCAACGGTTTTATTGAAGGAGGAATCCCAGAATGAGTAGCGACCTGCAAGACATCACCATCACTGCGGCTGAGGTTCTGGATCTCGACGCTCGCATCGAGACAGAAGAGAATCTTCTGAAGGCGCTGAATAAGCGCCGGGATCTCTTAGTAGGAAGCATTCTTCCCGACCTCATGTTTGGAGCCCAGCTTTCCGAGGTCAAGTTGATCAACGGCATGACGCTGGTGATCAAAGACGACCTTCGGGCCTCCATTCGCACCCTGGCGACCATCCAGAAGATCAAGGACGCCGCCGAGCGTAGCGCGGCCCTGGCGAAGCGCCAGCGGGCCATTGAATGGCTCCGAGAGAACGGCTTGGATGGGCTGCTCAAGACGGATGTTGAGGTGCATCTTGGCCGAGGCCAGGAAGACCTGGCGAAGAAGGCCATGGATCTCCTGGAGCAGAATGATCTGGAACCTGTCATGACCCAAGAGGTCCATGCCGGAACGCTCAGTGCTGCGCTTCGGGAACTGGCTTCGCAAGGCGTAGATCTCGATTTCGATTTGCTCAGCGCGACACTCATTCGGAAGGCGGTGATTTCATGACTCTGGAAGATCGATTGGATATGGCCGCGATGCTTGCTTATTTTTGGCAAGAAAAAGGCGACATCACTCGCTGGTGCAGTTTTGATCGAGAAAAAGTCAAAGCTGAATTTCCTGAAGTCTTGAAAGCTTGGGATGATTACCAGACGGCCTATAAAATCATGGATCTTGTGATTCGCAATCTTAACGAATAATCATTCACCACGCGGGCCGTGCCCGCCCTATTGAGGACTGCACCATGAGAGCTACGAATACCAAAGCGGCGGTCAAGAAGACGCCTCGTCCCAAGAAGGAGCCGGAAGCCGAAGTGCCGCTTCTGCCTCACCCGGAAGTCTCTACGGCTGTCGCCACGGTGCCCAAAGCATCCGTCGCCACGCCTGCTCCCGGCGCCGTGAGCAAGTGGGCCTCCTACAAGGAAGAGGCGGGAAGCGACTTCGATCAGCAGGACATGGCCATCCCGCGCATTAAGCTCGCGCAGGGAACGAGCCCGTGTGTCATCAAGAGCCGCCCGGAATACATCAAGGGCGCTCATCCCGGCGACTTTATCTTCACGATGGATAATTCCGTCGTCAACCGCGAGAAGGGTTTCCTCTTTATCCCTTGCGCCTATCGGCGCGAATACGTGGAGTGGACCCCCAAGCGCACCCCGGCGGCGTTCCACGGGACGGATGACTCGATCCTCCTGAAATGCACCCCGAACGACAAAGGGAATCAGCTTCTCCCCAGCGGCAATGAAGTCGTGATGTCTGGCGCCTGGTATGGCATGGCCTCCCAGGATGAAGGCAAGTCCTGGATGCCTGCCGTCTTCGGCCTGAACAAGAGCCAATTCAAAGTCTCCAAGAAACTGGCGAGCAATATCCAGATGTTCCGCGAGACGGATGCCAGCGGTCGCCTGCGGGCCTTCCCGATGTTCTGGCGGGCCTTCAGGTTCACCAGCGAGGAAACCAGCGGTGAGCTTGGCGCGTGGCTCCTGTGGGCCTTTGCGTCCGAAGCGCGGGCGCTTGACCTGGGCGGCGAGAAGCTCCTGGATGAATGCTCCGCGTTCCGTGAGAGCGTGGTCGGTGGCGCGGTTCATGCGGCGCCTGAGAAGGACATTGACGAATAGGATTTGATCTTTGAATAGCGGCGAGAGAATAGGCTGGGCAAGATAAGCTGAATCTTCTCTGAGGCCGGGAACCCTTGGGGCGCGTGGACGGTCGCAGGTCCAGTAAATCAATATCCCAATCTGGACGGCTACCAAGGGGCCGCTATTCTTTTCAGGAGAACCCGACAATGCCCAAATGGCCCCGCGATCCTGACGCCGTGAAACTTGCGAAGCGAGATTTTTGGAATCAGGCGTGGGGCTTTTTCCTTGGGCTTTTGGCCGCCGTGTTGCTGCTCATTTTGATAAGGAACTGCTGATGCTCCCCCTCTTCCTTGACACCGAGACGACCGGCCTACTTCTGCCCCAGGCCGCTCCACTGGAAGCTCAACCCTACATTGTTGAGATTTGTATCCTCTCCGATGAATTCGAATATCACTCCTACGTCAAGCCTCCCGTCCCCATTCCGCCAGAGGTCACGCGCATTCATGGAATCACGGATGCCATGGTGGCGAACGCCCCGACCTTTGCCGAAATTGCCGATGCTGTAGCCTCGTATCTGATCAGCAAGAAAGTCTCAGCCTACAACTGCTCGTTTGATCAGAACGTGCTTCGCTACGAATTCATGCGCCTGGGGCGTGTGCTTCCGCCCGCGCATTGGCACGACCCCATGCACGACGCTCAGATGGACAGCGGAAAGAGGTGGAAGCAGGCGGATTTATATGCCGCTCTGACTGGTGCCAAGATGGTAAACGCTCACTCGGCTCTGGCTGACTGCCGGGCTCTCAAGGTGATCTGCGAGGCGCTGGAAGCGCGAAGGGAGAAGCGATGAAAGTTCTTTATCGTGTTTTTGAAGTGAGAGCGTGGGCTTCGGAAGATGAACCAAGAGCAGATGTTCTCATTGAGGCTCATCGTGTTATCAAAGAAACTTCGCATGGTGACTGGATCATGTATAACGGCAAAAAGAAATTTGTGCTTTGCAGTCATTGGGGCGGCGTTCCATCAAGAAAGCGGTGGGCCTATCCTACAAAAGAAGAAGCCGTCGCTTCATTTGTTCAGCGCAAGAGACATCACATCAGTCATCTTGAAAGCAGGCTCAACATCGCTCGATCTGCACTTCATAAAGCTTTGCAACCTGGATTTGAGCCTGAAAAATTTGGAGAATATTTTACATTTGAGGTGAAGTGATGGCCTTCTTTCCTCCCAAACCCATCAAGCTCCGTGAAGACGACGCTCCCGCCGATCACCTGGCGGCACTCGTCAAACACCTAAGCATGCAACTCAACACCGATCGGCCTTCGCTCCACGCCTATCTCTGTGCGAAGGACTCCGAAATAATTGGGATGCTGGCGTGGCTCTCGGAATGTGCCAAGTTGCCAGAGGCTCAGGCCATTCTGCTCGTGATGAAGCGGAGTGCCGCTTATCACGGCAAGCGGGCTGACGCCAATCTCCAGATTGCCAATATCGTGGCTGAATCTCTCAAGAAAGGATGACTCATGAGCGTAGTCGTTTGGGACGGCAAGAGAGTTGCGTCGGATCTCCAAGGTCAGCAGGGCGATCTCCGAATGAAGTCCAAGAAAATCTTCATGCTGGAAGACAGCACGGTGCTTGCTTTCACAGGGGAATATGAGCGCGGTCTGGCTCTTGTCGAGTGGTATAAGAATGGCGCCACTCCTTCTTTGTGGCCTGCGTCTCAGGCTGACAAGGAAAACTGGGTCCGCCTTATTGTCGTTCCGCCCAAAGGAAAGCCGTTCTGTTTCAAGCAGCTTCCTTTTCGGCAAATCGTGGAAGAGAAATTCGCCGCGTGGGGAAGCGGGCGCGACTATGCGCTTGGGGCTCTCGCCAAAGGCGCCGATGCCATTGAAGCCGTGAGGATTGCTTCTCGATTCTGCACCAGTTGTGGCATGGGCGTTGAATCATTCAAGGTGCGCTGATGATCACTCGCGTTTTCACCAGACTTGAAAATCGCTGTGGCGCTTTAGTTCTGCGGCAATATGTATGCCTGAGAGGCTTGTGATGCTTCATCTCCGAACCCGAACCGAGTATTCCTGCGAGAATGGCAAGCCGAAAGGCACCGGCACCGTGAAGGATCTCGTGTCCTTCGCCGTTCAGAACAAGATGGAAGCGATCGCCCTGACGGATACGAATTGCTTCGGTCATCGGGAATTCCAAGACGCCTGCCTTGAGGCCAAGATTGAACCGATCTTTGGGATGGAATTCGCTTGGCCATTCCGGGAAGGCACCTTGCCCCGTGTAGCGCTGGCTCGCACTCAGGACGGACTCCAGGAACTCTATAGTATGAAGGCCGGGGATCAAGTCTCAGACAACATCGTTTTGCTTGAGCCTTCTCTTCAGAGTCCGGCTTATATTTTTGAGAATCAAGAAATCCTTCATGGACTTCGCTGGCCCAATGACGCCTACGCCATTTATCCGAGGCACTTGTGTGATTACTACGTTTTTCCAAATCGAGAACGCCCGCTTGAGGATCAATTTGAATCGGTGCGAATTCCAAAAGCCAAGCCTCCCCAAGTTACTGGCATCAATATCGCCCAAGTGTGTAGCGGGACTCTTATCAATCTCGGATTGAATAAAAGTCCTTATTCAGAACGCCTTTGCCACGAATTGACCGTCATTCATTCCAAAGGATTCGAAGGCTACTTCCGGATCGTAACGGAGGTCTGTCAATGGGCGAATTCAGTCGGCATCGCTCAAGGCCCTGGCCGGGGATCGTCTTCGGGCTCCCTGGTAGCCTACCTGCTGGGCATCACCGAGGTAGACCCCATCAAGCACGACCTTCTCTTTGAACGGTTCCTTGACCCTTCCCGAACCGACATGCCGGACATTGATCTGGACTTTGAGGATGAACGCCGCGATGAAATATTCACTCACCTTGAGGATCTCTATGGTTCAGCAAGCGTGGCAAGAGTTGGAACCGTTCTTACACGGGCGGGTAAAGCCGCTCTCCAAGATGGTCTACGGGCGCTTGCGTTGCCCCAGTCATTGGGCGATTGTGTTAGGGATCGGATTCAGACACGCCTCGCGGGGGAAGAAGGTCCGCCTGATACGCTTCAAAAGGCGCTAGATGGCCTCAAGGACATTCACCCCTCCATCCCTAGCCTCCTGCCCCTGGAAGGCACCACAAAGGCCCTGGGGCAACACGCAGCGGGCGTCTTGATTGCCCCTGGAGAATCCCTTTCGAAATACTGCCGGGTGGAAAACGGCGTGGCTCAGATCGACATGCGGGATGCTGAGGCCCTGGGGCTCCTGAAGCTGGATTGCCTGGGCCTCCGGACCCTAACCATTCTCCGGGACTTCCCCTGGACAGAGAAAGTGGACATGAAGGCCGAACCGGAAGACTTTGTGGATGCCCAGGCGGGGCGTTGGCAAGGGATCTTCCAGTTTGAAGGCGGCGCACTCCGAGCCATTGCCCACCAAGTTCCACCCCAGGAATTCAATGATCTGGCGATCATCAGTGCCATTGCCCGGCCCGGCCCGCTGGCGGCTGGCGTGGCGGAAGCCTACAAGCGGCTCATGCTCTACGGCGAGAAGCCCCACGCGCCAGCCTTGATCGCCCCCTATCTGACAGAAACCAAGGGCCTGATGATCTATCAGGAGCAGGTCATGGCCTTCTTCAAAGGGCTCGGGCTGCCCGATACCACGGTGACGAAGCTCCGGAAGGCGATTGCCAAATCCCAGGGAGCCGCAGGATTGGAAGTCTATAAGGCCGAGTATCTGAAGCAGGGCCTGTCGTCCCATCCCAAGAAGGCCCTTTTGGAGGCTTGGGACTTCATCCTAGGCTGTGGAGCCTATCTGTTCAACAAGAGCCATGCTGTAGCCTATGCGTGGCTCTCCTGGGCCTGTCTGCGAGCGAAGCGGGTTGATCCGCTGGCGTTCTATGCTACTTGCCTGAACCACACGACCGGGACGGAGCAGGGGATTGAATTGATCCGAGAGGCTCGCAACCGAGGTTTTGAAGTTGTCATCTTCGATACGTTTCTCTCTTATTCCGATTGGAGGGTTTTGGACGGAAAGCTCTACGGGGGCTGGTGCGACAAGCCGGGTATCGGACCCAGCCGTGCAGAAACCTACATGAAGCAAATCGCAGGGAACAACATCAGTGAAGGCTGCAAGAAAGCTATCGCTCTGCCTTCCGTTTACGACACGATGGACAAAGTAGACGACCTCCGCAAGAAGCACAATCTTCCCGACATCAATCATGGTCTGGAGAATCAAGCCGTTCATTTTGTGGGCGTCCTGGACTACATCCACGAGTTTGCCGGTAAGACTGGCGCTCGCTGGATCATGCGAATCGGGGACGAGACTGGATCGCTGGAAATTTTCTGCTCAGGCAAGACGGTTGAGCAATATCGGGCTCAGCTTGAGAAGTTGGAAGTCGGGCAGGCGTATTGCATCGAGGCTAGTTTGTTTGCTGCTAACGGAAAGTTCTATTTTCGCGGAGTTATTTCATGAACAAAATTACTCTTCGCCATCGTTTCGCTCATCTGTTCAGAATCAATCGAAGCCACTTTTCTGTGTGGATTGAAACTCGCCCACGTTGCGCTGAATGGAGACCTTTTGATGGACGTTGGGTTTGGGATCATGAAGACCGCTATTTCGTGGGCCGCAAATGCGATCTCTGTGGACAAGTGAAAGGTCGAACGCATTTACTCGGAACTGATTTCCCGCTTCAGAATCCGGATGTCGAATGAAACTCCTGACTCACCAAAAGGAAATCATCAAGCGCTTCTACGGCAAGGAAGCCTACGGTAATTTTGACGAGCAAGGGCTAGGTAAGACAATCACCACGCTCTTTGAGGCCAAGAAACTCTACAACGATGGCAAGCTAGACGCGATGATCGTGGTCGCGCCCAATGGCGTTCACGCTAACTGGGCGCGAAACGAAGTTCCAAATGTTTTTCCGAAGCATGAGGTGGATGCTCGAATTTACTACGCTGAGAAACCATTCAAGGTTCCAGCTTATGACGCTACCAAACTTCAAATCTTCTGCTTCAACGTGGACGGCTTCACGAGTCCCAAGGCCCGTGCCTTGATGACCGAAATTCTCGACACGCGCCGAGTGATGATGGTGGTGGACGAGAGTCAACGAATCAAGAACGGCCAGGCGCTTCGCACCCGGTATCTGATCGTCCAGGGCCGCAAGGCTGAGTATCGCCGCATCCTCACGGGGACGCCAATCACGAAGGGGATTGAGGATCTCTACTCTCAGTTCAATTTCCTGGGTGTAGGCGTCACGCGCTGGAAATCGTTCTATGGATTCCGCTCGACCTTCTGCAAAATGGGAGGGTTCGAGGGAAGAAAAATCGTAGGCTATCAAAACCAGGACTGGCTCCAGGAACTCCTGGCACCTCACATGATCCGGCACCTCAAGGAAGAGTGCTTGGATCTGCCTGAGAAAATCTATATCAACGAAATCGTCATGATGACGCCCGAACAGAAGGCGCTCTATCACGCCGTTCGGAAAGAGAGCATTGACGAACTCACCCGGCTCATGGGCGTGGATGGAGGCCTTGCGGCGGCGGCTGAAGCGGCTGTGACGCGGCTCATTCGCCTGCGACAGATCAGCGGGGGCTTCGACCCCTATACGCAAAAGACCATGACCGGAGGCAGTCCCAAACTAGATCGAATCCTGGAACTGATTGAGGAACTGGGAGACGAGAAAGTCGTGATTTTCTGTGCGTTCGTCAATGAGATCGAGGCTTGCGCCAAGGCGCTTGGAGACGCGGCGCTCACCTACTACGGCAAAACGGATGCCCGCACACGGGCCGATGTCATCAAACAATTCATGGAAGACCCAAGCAAACGTTACCTGATTTCCAATCAGACGGGAAGCACGGGCATCACGCTCACCGTCACAAGCCGGATGTTCTTTTTCAGCAACGGTTTTAATCTGGAGCATCGGCTTCAGGAAGAGGATCGGATCCACCGAATCGGTCAAGCCAAGACTTGCTTCTACACTGATTTTGAATGCGGCCCGGTGGACCGCAAGATCATCAAGGATCTGAAAGCCAAGCACGATGTCAGTGCCGAATTTCTCAAAGACCCGCTGGGAGCGTTCCTGGCCTATACAGGAGAAGAAGAATGAAACCCGAGCATCGCTTCAGCAAAGACTTGAGAAAGGCCCTGGAAGCACGAAGCTGTCTCGCGCTGGCCATCGAGACGGGGCCAACCAACCGAGGCGTCCCTGACCTCTTCGTTGCCAAGCACGGCAATACCGGCTGGGTGGAACTGAAGATCGTCGCCCCT